CATGTTGCTGCTCAAATGAAAGTGATAGCCGATTTTACAATGACTTGCATCAAATGTGGTCGCCGGAAGGGTCAAGCGGATCAAGCACTGGTTCAAAGAACTTAACCACGGCCAAGCGCCAACCCGTGCTGCTCTGGTGTCGCTTGAGTCGTGATGTAACTGTCCACTCTTGCGGAATTTCCAGCAGAACAATGCTCATAACGAACACATTGACCAGCAAGTCAAGCACAAGGCCAATCACCAGCGTGGGGTAGCCAAAGGCCATCCCGAGCTTGGTTAGCTTGCCCATGTCTCGCACTCGCTTGATGTTCATCACGGCGCTGTAAAAGACGTACAGGCCGTAGGTCAGGCCCACCGCTGTGAGGATAGCGTAGAGGCAGGTCATACTTGACTTGCAGAAGCAAGCTGCTCCTCAGTTGGGCGTGCCAAAGTGGGATGTTCCCATGCAGCAATGAAATCACCTTTGCCGTCAGAGCAATTCTGGAGGCGGATGACGGTCATGAAGTCACGGTCTGTGAGTTCAGGATAGATCAGCATGATGCGTTCGTATAAGGTCATGTTGCGCTCCGAATCAGGGTGGCTTGGAAATAAGTCAAACTTAAACCATTAACAGCAGCTAATGAAGCCCCTGTATTTTGCAAGGCATAAAACTCAACGTAATCTGAAGACCCATTAAGATAAACCTGCACGGCTACTGTTGAGTTATTTGACACTGTTCCTATTGGCGTTGAGTTTCCTTGCTTATAGGCAGAACCATTTTTATAAATAGAAGCATACCCAACACCTACACCCGCAGCCCAAGCTACCCCCGCATTAACTTGATAATAGCCCGCAACTAAAGGAGTAAAACGATAGTTTGTTGCGTTATCATAAACAGAAGCTGTGTCATATTCTTCTGTATTTATAGAAAGTTTTGTCGGTGTGTTATTTGAAAGAGTCTGGTTGCTGCTCAAGTAAGCACTAAACGCAGGGCCGTTAGCAAAAGCAGTAAGGTTTGCGCTATACGCTTGAACGTCCGTACCAATAGCAACACCCAAGGCTGTCCGTGCAGCGGATGCAGTTGTTGCACCAGTGCCGCCACCAGCAATTGCAATTGCATCGCCAGTCGTGCCTGAGTACAGGTCTTTAACCTGCGCCATCATTTCACGGATTGCATCATTAATACCGCTTGGGGCACAACCTTCAGCAATGTTAATGCCGTCAATGTCGGTGTTGCTTGCAGGAGTTGCGCTCCACTCTGAAATCTTTGTCTTTGCCATTTTTTACTCCGTTAATCCAAATGATGCGCCATAGCCCAATGAAATGGCTTTGCGTTGCAGTTCTTTGCTGAGTGGCTCAACAGTAACCATTGATGCTTTCGTCATTAGCTTTGATGCAAGTTTAGGGTCAAGCATTGCATCCACCAACAATTCACGAATCGCATCGTCTGTTCCGTTATAAAGCCAGTTCAATGGGGCTGAAATCTTTTGCACTGCTGGCGGTACTTCACCAAACATTTGCTTTCCAATGATGCCACCAATGATGTTTGCAGTGCTGATATTTTTGAATGTATCAGAGCCTGGAACTTTTACAGCTCTTGCCAAAACACCAGAATCCAAATCTTGAGCAACTCGCGTCAGTGCAGTCAATTGCGGCTTTGAAAGTTTTGTATCTTTTTCAGCAGCACGAATGGCACGGGTGAAAGATGGTTGAGAAATCAAATAGTCGCCAACTCGCGAAGGGTCTGGAGTTGTTGACAAAACTTTGCCTCGAAACTCTTGTGCAGCTTCCAGTCGTTCAATTCCACGGCTTGATTTTGCAAACTTGTCCAAGTAATCTTTGTAACCTGGTGCAGCCGCTTCAATAGTATCGTCAACAGACTTAATGACTTGCTCAAGCTGGCCTTTTGCCAAACTGTGTGCTGGCCCTTCTTTATCAAGCAAACCTTGAGCCGCATCACGCAAATCTTTACGGACTTCATACAACCGTTGTGGTGTTGTACCTTCTGCCAGTTGATCCTTCGCCCAATTCATGGTCTTTTTAACAGTACCACGCGCACCAGCATCAGAAGCCAAAATGTCATCAATGGTTTTGTTGACATTCAAAGCAACAGCCGATTGGAATGTTTCAGGCGAAACAGTAGATTGTGCAAACGCTTCATCACGCAACGGCTTTGTGACGTCAGTGCGTTTTTGAATTGCTTGGTCAACAGTCGCTTTATCCTTTGCCAAACGGTCAAGGATTGCCATTCGTGCTTGGTTTGCTTCGCCAATCTGAGTGCCAAACTTACCAGTCACATCCAAAGCACGGATTGGTGTTTCAGCAGAAATCAAACCAATATCACGGGTTGCTTGCGCTGTTGTTGGACGATAGCCAGGGATTGCAGGAACAAACTTTGCACCTGATTCAATTGCTTGTTCGGCATCAGTTGCAAGACTTCTAAGCACGTTGCCTGTGATAGCTTCGCGGCCAGCTTGCGTGAATGGACGAACCGCCTCTTTTACTGCTTTTGCAGTTGTTGGCCCAAGACTAGCAGCACTGCCACCAGTCATTGCACCACCAAGACTTCCAATCATTTGAACCAATGGGCTTGCATCGCTTTCACGGGCAGCACCAGAGGCCAAAGCACCACCAGTTGCAGCCGCTGCTTGTGTGCCTAGGTTTTCAGTCAAGAAACGTTGAACAGCAGGAGCTGCACGGCTTGCAATAGCAGCAGGGCCAGCAACAGCAGCGCCAGCACTTGTAATGTCTTGAACAACTCGTTCTTGACCAGTGCGAGGCTCTGGCAACCCCAATTGCGTCAACAATCGTTGCAATGTCTGAGCTTGATTCGGTTGACCAGTCATTGCCGCAATAGGTTCAGCAGCAAGCAAAGGCAATGATGCGATGCCAGTAATACCAGCACGGGCAGTAAGCCCCAATTGACGCAGTAAATCAGATGCGTTGCCAGTCTCCATTGTTGGAGCCTTTGGCATTGTCATAACCTTATCAACAATTTCTTGTTTGGTCAGACCAGCATATTGCGATTTGCTAACCTTTGGGGCTGCTGTTTCTGGTACGCCCGCAACAATTTGCAAAGCAAAATCTGACATTGAAGCCAGATCGCCAGAAACCAATGCCTCTAGGTCTTTATCTGAGAGTTTCGACAGATCGGCCATTGTTGTTACTTTCTGCGTTTTGCAAGTTCAGCAGCAGCTTGAGAAGCAAGATCACCACCGTCTTTTCCGCTTAGAACGTCAGACAATGGATTCAGCAACAAATCACCACCGCCACCAAGCTGTTTTGAAATGCTTGTGTATGGAGCTTTTTGCGCTTCAAGGTTCTGAGCTTTTGATTTAACAATCTGACTTGCAACGGACAGCAAACCAGTTCTTTCAGCAGGCAACAAATCTTGACCAGAAAACGCTTTTTGAGCGTATGCCTTAATTGAGTCAGGAATTGAACGGTTGCCAAGAATGGTGGCTTTGTCACCTTCTTGCACTGCACCAGATGGATCGTAGATTTTGCCGATTGCATAAATTAATGCGCCATCGGCTGCTTTGTTTCCAGCATTGCCTTGAGCAACAGCAGATTGTGCAGCTTTGAAGCGATCAGCAACTTCCATTGCGCCAGTGTCTTTAACCACACCTCGCCAGTCTTTAACAACATCGGCTTGTGCTTTTGCAACAGCCGTAGGGTCTTTAAGATCAACTGCAATTTTTGGAGCGCCAGCCGCTTTTTGCTGCGTCAAAAACTGAGCAAATTGCGGGTTTTGCTGCGCGGCCATAAATTCACGCAACGATGTTGGCATTGCATCGGCTTTTGGTGTACCTTGTGCAACGACTTCGACTTTCCCGGTTAATGGGTTAGTACGAACCAGTTGAGCGCCTTCAGCAAGCGATGTAGTCTCACCACCCATTGATTTCTGAGCTGCCATCAATTCAGTCAGTGTTTTGCGACCTTGTGGACTTGCCATCAATGCAGGTGCAAGCGATTGCCAGTCAAAACCAGCAGCCTGGGCAGGCGTACCAACTTCACCAAATGCAGCACCAGACAATGGCCCTGTCGGTGTTGGCGCTTCAACAGCGGCCACGGCTGGACGATATGCACCAGTCACAGCACGGTCAATCATTGCCTGACGTGCTTCAGCTTCTTTTTCACGCTTGCGCTTTTCCAGCAAATCGGCCATCTGAACGCCCTGCAATTTCTCTTGCAGTTGGTTTTGCATTGCAGACGAATACAGTTTCTGGCCTTGTTGCAAGCCTTCAGCGATTGATTGACCAGTGTTGCCACCTTGAAACAATCGAGCAGCCAAGCCATACAAAGCCTGCGCCTGAGCGTCATCGCGGTTGCGCTGAATGTCAGCAGGACTCATGCCCAAAAGGCCAAGAGTCTCAGTGCCACCAGTGCCGAAAATGTCAAGTAGTCCAGCCATTATGCAAGCCCCAGTAAACGCAAAACTTCATTTGATGCAGCGCCTTCACCGCCAACATCAGCAAATGTTTGTGGCGAAGAATTGCCAAAGCTGCCAAGCCAGTTGCCAATGCTAGACAAACCAGCAGTGCCGCCGATATTCTTATACAAGCCACCAGCAACAGCAGCAGTTCCCAAAAGGTTCTGCATAGTTGAGGTGTCAGCAGCACCAGCCGTTGTTTGGCTTTTCAATGTCGCCATTGGGTTGCCGTACACGCTAGACAAGAAAGTTGCAAGGTTCTGTTGTGGTGCTTGTTGACCAAAGTTGAACCGTGCAATGTCAGACTGAAGCTGTTGACCTGTGTAGCCTTCACGGGCTTGACCAGCAGACAACAAGTTTTGAATGTCTTGATAGTCAGCTTGGGCCATTGCAGGTGCGGCCATCGTTGCAGCTTGCTGGCGAGCACGTTCGTCAGCGTAGTTCTGATAAGCCAGTTGGCCAGCAGTGTTAGTCAGCGACTGAGCCAGTTGACCCGATGCACGGTCTTGCAAAGTACCCATCGCGCCAGAACCATATCGGCCAGCCTTTGATGCGGCTGAACCAATGTCACCAATTGCGGTTTGGAACTGTTGAGTTGCAGCTTGGGCAGCAGGTGCAAATGCGCCTTGAAAGAACGGATTGCCACTCAGGTAATTGCCGCCGATAGTGCCTTGCAACTGTTGTTGCGCTTGGCCCACCAGTGGACTGCCTTGCATTGCCCGTTGCTCCAATGCCTGCAAACCCGCTTGTGTGGTTTGCGATGGAGAAACGTATGTTTGGCCTGTGTAGTATTGTGGGCCGCCAGCTTGATACAGCTTTTGCGCCTCGCCCAATCCATAGCTCAAATATGGCTGAATGGTCGGGTCAATTGCGGTTGTGGTTGTAGTCGCCATGTCTTACTCCTAAAAGTTCGGATTCCACAGCGGTTGATCCACGGAACCCATTATAGCCATTTTAGCCAATAACAACATACGCATATGTTTTACTAGCTGTTGAATTAGCGTAGTGTGAAACCACTGCGCTGCCTTTTGATTGCGAACTGACATACACGTTTGAATATGCCATCGGTGCAATAAATCGAACACTTGCCACAGCAGCAGGGATTGCAGGTCTTGGAATTCCTGTATCAGCAGCAAAATGCTCAAGCGTCACGCCAATATCAGAAACAGTGCCAGCAATTTCAATGTAGTCGTTGGCAACAAGCTCAACCATTGCATTTGCTGAACCAATGGTGAAACTTGGATCGCCAGTGCTTTTTCTTGGGCTTAATCCGAACCGCCTTGTAGTGTTTGCAAGATCAGTTCCATTCTTTCTCAACCAAACATCAGCATACTGAAAATCATTTGTTGAGTTTGTTAGCTGCAACGAAAAACCAATGTCGTATGTTCCGCCATTTCTAACGTTTAGCTTGGTTGTGTCTGAAAGATAAACGCCATCGTTAAAAACAGAGGTGTCAAATACAACAACAGCGGTTGATCCAACACTTGGGGCCAATTGGTCTGTGTTGTTTAAAAACGAGCCATATGGCGCTGCATCTTGTTCAGCGGCATCAGAAAATGGGATCAAAATGATTTTGCTGTCAGGACTAATCCGTTCGTCATAAATCGTTGTAGTCGTAGCATTGCCAGTGGCTAGCGTTATTGACCCTGTGTTGTTCGTCTTGCCATTCATGATGCCATTGACAACCTCAGCGACTGCCCGAGGGTCTTGGCCGAATGTTGGCAGCATTCTGAACATCGTTGCCATTAGCGGCCACCCTGTCCAAACAATTCAACATCCATTGCAACAGCAGTCGCCCAATTTGATCCTGTTGGAACAACTTTGAACCGATGGTAGTAACCATTTGAGCGCAAAGACACACGGTTTTCAGAATCGGCAGCAACAGGCGAACTAAACGATGGGACTTCACTTAGAAGTGTTCTGGATGCCACTGAAACGGTCGCAGAGCCGTTATCTACTTGAGGTCGAGCCAATGTGACCACTGAGCGCCCACCAGCGTTTAAATCGCCTGTAATAAGTTGGCCTGTTGCTGGTTGCCCGTTGTAGGTGACAACATAAGCGCCAGAGGTTCCACCAAGGAAATACTTTCCGCCCATGTACAAGATTGAATCCAGGCTTACAGGCAAAGCATCAATGCTAGAAGAAATGGAATCCAGATTCTCAAGCGTTGTTGCAGATGTTGAAGCATCGGATATGAAATCAGCGCCAGCATCGCCATATGTCCATTTTTGCGTCTTGAAGTTGTAAATGATGAGTTGACGTTGTGCAAATGTTGTCTTGAAGTTCCAGATAATCAGTTTACGAACAGGGTCAACAGCGGCACTCATGCTGTCAAATGCACCTTCATCGGCGTTTGCAAAAAACCATCGGTCAACCTTTTCAGACCCGATGCCTTGCACTTGCTGCCCGTCACACATGTAAAAACCGTCTTCAGACAAGAAGAACGAAATGCCTTGCGTTTGAGCAATAGAGCCAGCAGCAATACAGCCTTTGCCTCGACTAATGTTGTCAAACTGGAAAATGAATGGCGTTCCAGCATAAGTCATGCGGCTGATACCTTTTTCAAGGAATACCAGACCAAACTCGCCACCACGGATGCCAACAATTTGACCACCGTCAGCAATGTCTTGGTAATCAGCCTGTGTTACTTGGCTTGAGCCCCATTCAGTCTCATCATTTATGCCAGACCAGCGCACCCTTGCAGGGTAAACGGTTGAGCTTTCAGTAGTAAACGCAGTGACAACAAAGTCACGCACAATCGTCAAATACTTGCAAATCGGTGCAGCAGCATCAAGATCAGCAAACGCAGTCGAAGTGCCAAGCGTGTAAGCCTGCATTGGATCGCTGTTGTTTGTTCCAATGATTACATTGCCAAACTGCGTAAAGCGGAATCTGTCAGCATTTGAGTTTGGCGTATAACCACCAGACTTTGAAACGTCAGTCAAAGCACCAATGCCTGAAACGTCATAAATCTTGGTTGTGCCAGCAGCAAACAACTTTGTTGCATTAGCCGGTGTTTTTGCGGCCACCAATGTTGTCAGGTTTTCAGACGCAGCGGCTGAAAATGTCGCAGCAGTTGGCAAAGGGCCATAACCAATAGCCTGCGAAACCACGTTCTTTGCATCGGTCAAAGCGCCAGAAATACCTGGCTGATCTGGCATCCATTCGCCAAACGTCAATTTTGTTGTAGCCATGTCTTATTTCCGTTTGATTGTTGCGTCCATGTGTTGCTTGATGATGCAACGTCAGACCAAGTGTTATCAGAGACGCTTATCTCAGACCATGCGTTTGAATTGCTTGAAACTGGTGTCCATGTATTGTCAGACTCAGCAATGTCAGCCCATGCGTGTCCATTTGATGCGCTTGCGGCAACAGTTGCAGTGCAGTTAAATGCGCCTTCTCCAGCATAAATCGCGCTGGCCGAAGCCATAACGTCAGCAAAACATTCAACACTTGCTGCCCCGTTAGCGACAACACCACCAAGAGCAGTAACAGTCGCCACGCATGAAACAGCAGCGTCAGCCTGTCTTACCCTGATTGCGTTAGCACTTACAGTTGCTTCAGCCGTTATGCTTGCAACGGCATTTGCAACAATTCCACCAAGCGCCTCAACGGTCGCAGTGCAAGTGATTGAGGCATCGCTAAACTGAACCCTTGTACCAATTGCCGTAACAATGGCATTTGCTGTGATTGCACCAGCACCATATTGCACACGAATAGCGTCAGCAGTAACAGTTGCATTTGCCGTGACGTTTGCGCTTGCCGCTTGAACTCGTATTGCTTGAGCCGTAACAGTTGCAGATGCATCAATGCTTGCAACAGCAGACAAAATCCGTGCTGCATTTGCAGTTACAGAGGCGTTACAAGTGACAGCAGCCGAAGCATACTGAACGCGAATCGCTTGAGCATTTACAGTCGCAGTTGAATTGACGCTTGCATAAGCATCCCACCTTGTTACAGAGGTGGTGTAAAGACTGCTGTCAAGAGTGAGCGTCAGATCGTCAAGACTAGCCTTTAGCTGGTCAAGACTATCTATCGTCCACGGCGGCAGCAGATCAGCCATATCAGGCCAGAGTTACGCTCAGTGAACCAATGGCAACGCGAAAAACGTCACCAGTTGCAATCGCTTTGGACGCATCCAAAGGCGAGTGATACAACAAGTTTCCGTTCGTAGACGCATCACGGATACCAATGTAGGCGACAGTGCCCCAAGAACCTGTGGCTTGTGGAAACTCAATGGCCGCGCTGTTGGTAGAAACACCGTTAGATGGCGCACCAAAAGTGATTGACTGGCGAACATAAGCATTGCCAGTCACTTCAGTGCCAGCGTCAGCATCGGTTGGATCGCTGGTGTAGAGCGCCAAGTAAACAGTCGCCGGGCTTGTGTAAGCCGTATTACGCAAAGTTGCGTTAATCAGCGCGTTCTCAAGATAGTTTGACATTTCAGCCATGATTCACCTCACAGAGTTGTTTTGATTACCAATGGAACGCCAGAGTATTGGCCTTGTTCATCAGATCGGGTAATGGATGCCATTGCACGGTCAAACATAGTTCCCCATGTATTGATTCGTGCATCGTCCATCAGATAAGGCGCGGCCTCAAGCAAAGCGCCATAAAGCAATGCGTCAGGCGTATTCGCCAAGAAAGCATTACTGGTGTTTGTGTCACTCAAGAACACAGGCGATGCAAAGTAAAACATCTTGACTGTGTAAACGCCGTCAGGAATTGGGGCCAGTTGGAAATCGTTAGCCAAGACCGTGTAATCCAATGGCTTGCCACTTTCCCATGATCGAGTGTTTCGATTAAAAGCCGAAGGGCTGTAATAGTTCAATGGCTGGACAGGATTGCCAACAACGACAAAATCACGTACTTCAAGAAAGTCACTTGGCAATTCAACAGTTTCGTCACCTGCAACAGTCGCAGTTGTAACGCTTTTCAGCATTTGACGAATACGCAAGTCACGGCGCAAACGGGTTTCAGCCAAACGGATAAAGTCTGGAATCTGTGTCGTCAAATCAGTTCGTGCGAGATAACCAGCGATAGCTGTCTGCAAATCCGAATAACTGGTGAAGCTCATTTAAATGACTCCTGGGCGCGTACGCCATGCGCGATTGTCTGGATTATTGAGCCACATCGCAAATCGAGCATCGTCAACAACGTGAAAGCCACGCATGATGCCTTGTTTGTTTAAGTCATCAATTGCCGTGAATGGAATGGATGCAACCTTGTTTCCATAAAGCTCGTCAGACCATTTTGCCCGTTCGTCATAGCTGTTGAATTCACGCTTGTTTCTTTCAACAATCGCAGAAACATCTTGAACGGTCTGAATAACTAGACCGCCTTCATTATCAGCATGGGCAACAGAGTTGCGAAATTTATGGTTTTCCATAAGGCAATTCTAGCATTTGCGGGTAAAACAAAAAAGCCCCCCAAGGTTTCCCAAGGAGGGCTTTGGCTAACTCACGTTAGATCAAGAGAGGTCGGCAATAATGCCACAGCTCGATTCGTTGCGAACTTCAAGCGTCAATTCAGCCAACAGTTGAGTCTTCTCGCTGTCGCCAGTCTTGGCCAACTCGATGGTCTGGAAAGGACGCAGGTAAGCAACGGCCAGCATATCGGGGTCGATAATGAAGGCAGTTTCATCGCAAGCGTTAGTGCTGTTCATGAAGCGGTTAGGAACCACGGACAGAGTGCCGAAGTCGCTCATGTAAACGTCAGCAGCTCCAATGATGGTGGTTGGCTCGTTCGATGGGGCCATGTAACGCTGTGCAGCGATGCCAGCGAAAGCCGACACTGTTTGCTTGTGCGTAGGGTTGACCATCAACATCTTTGGAGTACCGCCAGCGGTATACACTTCAGCGTTCACGGTCTTCAGCAGGGCTTCAGTGAAAGTACGGTCTGTACCATCCACACGGGCAGTTGTACCGCCAGAACCAGCCACGCCGTCAGTGCCGAAGTCGCCGTTAGTGGACAACCAGGCTTGCAGGCCACCCATAGTACGGGCAGTGCTGGAGTCGCCAGCAGCAGACACTTGGTTAGACAACAGAGTCAGTTCGATGTTGCGCTTCAGTTCAGCCGACACTTTAGCCAACTGATAAGCCTTTTCAGACTTACGGCCAGCTTTGTCAACGGCTTCCAGAGTGCCAGCGACAGCAACAGACTTGGTGAAAATCTGAGTGCGGTTACCGATGCGGCTGGTAGGCGATGCAGTGATCGAAGAAGCGTCAGCACCTTCAACAGCACCACCCAAGGCAGCAGCAGCCAAAGCGTCAGTTTGCCACTCGTGATAAGTAGCAGTTGCCTTCGCTTTGCCGATAGACGACATCAAAGGAGTTTCTGTTGGGCTGATGTTATAGATAACATCAGACAGGTCTTCGCGCTGACCAATAGCGGTGTAGGTTTGGTAAGTTGCCATTTTTAAAGCTCCAAAAAATTAAAGGAATCGTTCAAATGCAGCAGCAGCATCACGGACTTTGCCGGATTGACGCAGCTTTTGCATCACTTGTTTCTCTTGGGTTGACTTTCCACTTGACGATGAAGTTCCGGGTTTAAGCATCTTTGGGGCTTGCTGGACTTTCTTTAAAGTGTCCGGCTTACCCTTTTGAAGTTGCTCAAACTTCATTGCCTTGTACAAAGTCAACACAGCGCGGTGGTCATACACTGAGGAGAGTTCTTGATCTGACCATCCAACAGATTTCGCATATTCACGGATTTCTTTCCGGATAGCGTCACCTTTTGGCGTAGCCAGTTCTGGGATAACAGACGTTAGCTTGTCAGATTCAGCTTTAAGATGGTTTTGCAGATTCTGCTGTTGTTCCGCTTGTTGCTGTTGAGCAATGCGGTTTTGTTCAGCACGAACAACTGCCAACTGTTTCTCTCGCTGAGACTGTTCAGCAACCTTCACGGCATAACCGATTGGGTCTGTCTCTTTCAGAACTTCTAAATCCTCACCCTTGTTTTGCTGGCTCAAGAAGCTATCGAGTGCCTGCAATTTCTGGGCGTATGCTTGTCGCTCTTGTTTCACTTGCTCCAGATGTTGGCGCTCTGCATCAATTGCTTTGCGCTGTTCAGCCAGGGCTTGAGATTTTTGGGTGTAATCCTTGCTACGTTGATAGCCGTTAATCAGTTCGTCAAGTTCGACCTCGACTTCCTCACCACCGACTTTTGCTTTGTAGCGGGGTTTCACTTCCTCTACAACTTCAGACTCCTCCGAATACTCGGGATCGTCTTCTTCATCAACTTCACCAGCGGCTTCAAGTTCAGCGGTTGATTCTTCCGGTTGGCCTTCATCGGCTCCATTGTCATCACCCATCAAACCCAGAAACGCATTAGCGGCTTGGTTTACGTTCAGGCTTTCACTCCCTTGCGGGTTGGTGTTTTCCATGTGTCATCTCATTTTTCGCCAGAAACCGTCTGGACTGCGGGTAACTTTCGTTACAGGATTTTCCACTTTTTATCTTGAATCTTGGTTTCTGCGGCAATGCCTTGCAGGTGTCCAAGAAACAAATCAAGCGTCTTAATGTGGCTGTAAGCAGCTTCACGCTGTTCAACATCATCTCGATTTGTGTTAATTATCACACTAATCTGTTGATTTTTCAAATCATCCATGACTTTTACGAAAAAGTCATCATTCAAAAGGTTACTGCACCATTCAGCTTGAAGTTTCTTGTCCATCTTAATATTGACCTTCACCAAATCCACCGCTGGTTTCGCCTGTCCCATATCCACCAGGTTCTGATCCTTCGCTACTTTGCGAAGAAATGCTTTCTGAAGAATATCCAGAACTTGGAGCCTCGGTGTATGAGAAAGGTTGGCCTTGGATTTGACCTGAAATCGTTTTAGAGCCATCTGGGTTTGTGGTGGTTGTTCCATATGTCCCATTTGTCATATCTTGCTTGCCACTAAGAAAAGCACTAATCGCGGAAATAGGACTCATGCTCATCACCGCCATTGCGCCTTTTCCAATAGTGCCAAGAGACAAAGGATTGCCCCAATTTTCAACATTGCCATTAGACAAAGGCGAACCAGTACCCCCACCAGTGTCGCCACTATATGACTGAATCATATTTGCAATGTCATTTGCATCAGTCTTGGTTGTGTATTTGTTCAGGTCAAATGCGCCAGGAACAAACTGAGGTGCGCTTGAAACGGCTGGCGTAAATTCTTGTTGGCTAAACGTCTGAGGGCCACCAGTAAATCGGGCTGCTCCATATGATTGCCCTGCTTGCGCTTGAGGAATCATTGATTGCATTGCAGGTTGCTGATACTGGCTTTGGATTCCAGAAATCACTTGCTCCAAAGTCGGCGCTTGAATTGAGGTTGGCTGCATATTGCTATAAGCAGCGTTGCGATTACGCAAAACATCAATCAGTTCTTGGTAGTTCATATTCACCCCGGAATTTCAATGTTGGACGTAATGCCAGCGCCTACCTTCATTGCTTTCAATTGCGCTTCAGCCTCGAACTCTTGCTGTTTCATGGCAAAGTGCATATTCATCTTTTCACGCTCAAGCATGAGTTTTGATGCTTCTTTCTCGCGCATGATCTCAAGTTCAGCAGCGGCTTTCTCTCGTTGCAGTTGCAATTCAAGGGCAGCTTTCTGGCGCTCAAACTCCATGTCAGCCTGCATCTTGGCCTGTTGCATTTGCATATCGGCTTGAAACTTGGCTTGTTGCGCTTGAATATCAGCTTGCGTCTTAGCCATCAATGCTTGCACTTCAGGCGGCATTTGTTGCTGTTGAGGTGGCGGGTTAGACAGTTGCTGGTCTTGCTCAGGGCTAATCGGCTTGAAGAATTCAGCAGAATCTTTAAAGCCAGCGGCCTCAACCATGCGGCCAAGAGTGCCACGATATTGACCAAACGAAACAAACGGGTTGGCCGGGCCATATTGACCAATCATTTGCTCTTGCTTTGCCAAAACCATTTGCAGCATTGCCATTTGCTGATCGCGGTTGCCGTTACCCAAGCCAACGTTGATAGAAATGTCGAACTTGTTTGCCCAAGTGCGAGGGTCAACAGCCACATACGTACCGCGCAAACGGATGATGCGTTCTTTCTGCTGGTACTTGCTAACCAAGTGCATGATGCCTTCAAACAGGTCTTTTACGCCTGATTCAGCAAACACACGGGCAATCAGTTCAATCTTGCCAGAACCAGCTTGCTGCATGGACGCAACGGCTGCTGCTGTCACGTTTTGCAAGATGTTGGCATCCAGACCCTGGGACATTTCAGTTACGCCAGTGCGCTTTGCTTGGACTGAATCCAAGTATTGCAGCATTGGAAACGACTGCGATGCCATGTTCTGCACAACCAACTGTTGGACAGCGCCGGGAGATTTAGCCCGAATCACGCCACCAGCGGTAGAGGTCAACAGGTCATCAAAGTTTACTTGGCCTTCAACAGCAACCACACGGTTATTGTTTGTCAGATACATGTTGTCCAGCATCTGACGTGTGACGGTTGTCTTAATCAGTTGCAGGTCAACAGTACGGTCTGCCAGCGAGTTGCCAAAGAACTTGTGCGGAATAGGCAGTGGGCAGATAGAGTAGAAAGGAACATAGTCCGTTTCTTCATCGCTAAGAATGTCGTTGCCAGCGTAGAACACTTGATGCAACTCAGCAATGCCGTCTTCATCGCCATCATAGTAAATGTAGCACTCAAAGACCTCGACCTCTTGCATGGCGCTATCGTCAGGCTGAGTGTCATACGGCTGTTCACCGGCTGAGAATCGAGCCACTCGCTCAGGCGTATAGGCCAAAGCATCGCCAGTTGGCAAGCTGTTCACCACGTCTTCATCAAAGCCCATTGCAATCAAGTCGCTACGGGTAATCATTCGGCGATGGGCGCAGAATGGAGTGTTCTTGACAGTAATGCCAGCCTTTGCAATCAGGAATTCTTCAGGCGGCACGTTTGCAATGACGACTTTGCCGGACTTTTCAGTCTTCTTGATGACAACATCATGGACACCATAAGTAGCTGGTGCGCCTGTTTCGTCAAAGACTGGATTGCCCATTGGGTCAAGAATCGGCTGCGTTACTGTGTCTTGCTCAACAACTTCAATCGTTTCGTCTTGCAACAGCATTGCCAGTTCGTCATCAGAAAGACCTTCATAAGTCTCTTTGGTAACGTCTTCTTTGTCTTCCCAAACTGCTTTGACAATGCCGTTCTTTTGCAGCAAAGCATCAAAGAACCAGTTGTGAAGAATGATTACGCCTGGGTTGTCTTTCAGGAAAATGTGATTCAGGTAATCAGTCGCTTGCTTTGCGCCAGCTTCATCGCCTGGGCCAACAGGATCCGCCACCACAATCTGGTCAGAACCAGTAAAGATGCGAATCAGTGCAGGCAAAGCGCCGTCAATGGCTTCAGCGACCTCACCAGTGACGATTGAGGACTTGCCGCTAACCTCATTTCCATATGGCTGGCGCAAATAAGCCTGTAATGCTTGCTTTCTTTGCTCAACAGTCTCAGTCTCCAAAAAACCGATACTGTCATCCACGGCAGCTTGAATTGCGGCCTTAAGTTTGTTTTGGCTCATCTTTAACCTTTGAAGGTCGCCCGATCTTTGGGCGTTCTTGCGATTGTAATGCCATAACACATTTTTCAAGCATTTCAATACGCTTTTCAAGTTGCTCAACCCGTTTTGCGTTTGCAAAATCACCTTGTTTCATCATGAACATTTAGACCACCCATTTAGGAGTTTTGTTGATTGATTTGCCCCATCCAGTAACGCCCTCATCTAAGGCGACAGCAACATAACGCCATGCGTCTGCTGCGTGTGAGTGCTGGTCGTGCAATGGCTTATTGCTGAACATTTTGGTGTTTGCGTCAACATCGTAGCGGTAATGACGCAGGTTTTGCAGTCCGTCAGCACACTTTGTTTCGTCAAAAAATGCCCGGTTCATCAAAGTCCTAGCAGCGTTAATCCCGTCAGCAATTGACAGTTTTGGCGTGATTCGGATTGGTTTACCCATTGCCTCAAGAATATCCTTGACTGATTTTCCGGTCATATTCTTGTGTTCTGCATCATGCGGCAGCCACCAGTCTTTGTAGATATAACCCCTGTCCTGCAAGACTTGAGCGTAATGGTCGATTGTTTTCTGGCAGTTTTGATAGAAGTCAATCACACGAACTTCACCGCCAGCAATAACCTGGACAAACCATATTGAAGTCATGTCAGCCCATCCCAAATCCCAAAAGGTTTGAACGGGTATTGACTTGTCCACAATCAGGTCACGAACTCGATTTTCTTCTTGCGCCTTACGCAGTTCATTCGCATAGACAGCGCCATCCAGCATTTGCCGTGTGTGGCCTTCCCAGACGTTGAGGTAAGAATCCATGTTCTTGACCTTCAGGTCTTCCAGTTCATCTTTCAGAACTTGAGGGAACCACGGGTTATCCGACCAGTTGACCTTGGCAATCTTTGCTGTTGGTGGCGGCGAAACGACAAACCGCTTGTAAGTTTCGTCAGTGTCCAGATCTGGGTTAAATGTCACCCATATCTCAGAATCAGGCTTGCGGATCGTAGGAATCAGGGTTTCCCATGAGACTTTTGAAACAGCCTGGCCTTCCTCGATCCAGCAAATATCAACACCCTCAAACGACTTGATTGAGGTGACGTTGTGCTTCAAACCCGCAAAGCTAAATTCAGACCCATTCTTGCCATAAATAGCAGTGCGCTGTACGTCAAAGAACGTTTCAAGCCCCATTGCCTTGATCTGGTCGCCCAATAGAGCAATCACAGAATCAGAGATTGAGTTCTGCAATTCACGGGCGCAAAGGATTCGAGTCTGTTTTTGTACCGCGATGGCGATCAAAGCACGGGCAACCGACCAAGACTTAGCAGACCCACGGCCACCATAAAGGATCTTGTATCGGTGCGGCTCAAACAGGAATCCCAGTTTTTCAGGGAAATCCAGTTCAAGATTCATTCGGCTTGACCAGTTTGATCTGAATCGCTGAAATCTCTACTGGCCCACCACCGTCACCAGTCATCTCGGTGCGGTTCAGTTTAGGCGTAGCATATTCAGCCATTTGAGCCAGCAAAGTCAGAGCACCTTTCGGGTCTGCTTTCAGCTCTTTTTCGACACTTCCTTCGGCAACCTCTATAAGCCACTTAGAGACGTTTTCAGCGTTATCCTCTAGCAACCTACTCACAGTGTCTCTAAACGTCTTGGTGGCCTTATTAAGCGAACCTGGGGGCCTTCCTCTGCCCTTGCGAGCTTCAAAGCCTTCGTTTTCTTCCCGTAATTTATTCATTTTGTTTTGAATCCAATTTCTTGGTTGTTCAAGGTAATGCCCATTACTAGGCGGGTTTAATGGCTTTTGATTTTATATCTGCTTTTGGCATTGAGTCGAATAGTTCTTTTATCTCGATCATGCAAGAAGCGTAACCAGACCACCATCCGCAATCACCATTCAGCAAGTCTTGCATGTTTGCTTTAGGCATCATGGCAAGTGTTTGCATCTGGTCGCGGTATGACAATGGTAGTGGCTTTTCCTTAAGTTCATCAAGCGACTTTAAGGCAATGTGAAATGCCAGCTTGCCTATAACTGAATCAAATGTCATTTTGTTTTGACTCCCGAGGGTTGGTCAAGGTTGTGCTGACTTACATCAGCGGGGTTGTTACTGGCCTAAGAGACCGCTAGTTCTTGGAACTACCATGTTATTGTCGTTCTTCATTATCACACGCAACTGATCCAAAGGAAATTCGTAGTCTAACCAAGGCGCTCTAAGTCTGCGTTCCTCGTCAGTCATATCAAGTCGTTTTCTTGTTGCTTCAGCTTCAACTTCCCCCATCAATCGGCGGTATTCTTCAAAGTTTCCGCCAAATTGGTCAAGTCGGTTCGCTTGTGCCTCAAGATTCTGAGCTTCTTTTGTCATTTGAAGACCGCGTGCCCTTAATCCAGGCTTCAATACTTTTGATGGGTCTAATGGGTCTTGCGCCATCGCTTCATCAATCATCGCCCTTGCTTGCGCTCTAAGCCTGTCAGATTCTTCTCGATAAAGTTCTGGCATGTATTCAGGAGAACCACCTTTTGCAAATCCTTCTCTTGCTTGAATAGCATGCTGAAGTTCATGGGCAACAGTCCCACGGTTTACGCCTTGACCTGTCATGCCCGTCTCAATTGCATCGCCAGAATATGCACCTGCAATTGTTTCGTCAGGCCGAACTTTCATCATTAGTCGCCGTTCAGCATCTCCAAAATCAATCAATCCACCATATGATTCTTCAAGTTTTGGATGTGAAACAAACTCAGAAACAGGGCCAACAGTTGATTGACCGGCTTTATTTTCTGTCCTGCTTGACCAAGACCATTCATCAACGGGCTTTGCTAACAAACCTTGATCGCTTGTTTCTTGCCGCCATTTTTTGTCTTTGCCTTTGAATGTGCCTGTTTTTTCCCAGATTTCTGTGGGGCTAAACTTTCCATCCATCTTTTTGGCCATCTCTGCTGCTTGTTTATTCCACAATTTTGATTGTGGCCCGATAAACATACCGACAGGGTTATAGCCTTCAGCCATCAAGCCGCCCAATTGCTGCGATGCTGGCCCATAGTCAACACCTTCACGGGCAGCGGCTGCTGTCAATTCGTTTAGGTTTCGCGCTTTGTCGTTGATGTTTCCGACAAACTGTTGTGCGCTCAATAGTGGATTGCCAAGCAAATCCGTTAACTTGCGCTTGGCTACGTTGCCAGCACTAAAGATTTCACCAAGCAATCCAGCCATCTTATTTCCCCTTGTAGCGGCCCATTTTCTTAGCCGCCTCACTCATAGCAATTGCGATGGCCTGTTGAGGGTTCTTGACGACTTTGCCGCCTTTACCGCTATGCAACGTGCCTTCTTTGTATTCGCCCATGACCTTACCCACTTTGGCTTGGCCTTGTTTGGTCATTTTCATTTTTTGCCTTTCGGGGCTGAAAACTTATAAGCCATTTCTTGCCAGCCTTTTGATTCAGCTTGCTTGCGGGCTTGTTCGGCCAGCTTCTTGGCTTCTTTTACCGATGTTGGCTTGTTATTGGTAGTGCCCATTATTCATCCCCATTGGAGTAGTCTTCGCCTTCTTCTTCGCGGACTTCGGCACGTTCCCATGCCTGGCAAGTGCGCAAATTATGGCAAATAAAGTCAAACTTGTTGCACCAGCCACGGCCACCACCGTCTTTGTCGTATGCGTCTTCAGGGATTTGCTCCATCTGAGCAAGCATATCTGGGCTGTCGTTGAAGTATTCGCAGTTGGCACACAGGTTGCGTTTAGCCTGATCTGGGCTAATACGCCACACTGTTGCCAGCTTTCGCCAGTATTCGCTGTTTGGCTGTTGCGTTTTCTCAGGGCCAAGCATCCAATGAGTTTTGACGAAATCACGGTTTTTCATGACTTCATCTTTGTCAAGTTGGTCTTCAACCTCTTGAGTTTTGATTTCGATGGCGATTTCAGCGCCTGAGTCTAGCAATCCAGCCATAGTGCTCTCCAGTTGCCTAGATTTTACAATATTGCGCTGGATTTTCCAATTATTGCTCTTTTACAAAGATGCCTTCTTTGTTCATAAAGCCTCTTAAGGGCTTTGTAAAGGCATCTTGGTCACTCATCAATTTCCGAAGCCTATGCCTAATAGCACTAATTCCTATGTTGTATTTTTGACAAGCATAAATTAAAGGCATTGTTTCACCATGTACAGTTACGTATTTGGTATTATTTCTATTGTTTGATTGCTCTTTTGGAGTTGCCCACCTGCAATTATCTTTGCTATAACCTTTTTTGTTGTCAACTCGATCAAGCGTAGACCCATTTGGCCTTATTCCCATGTCAGCAAAAAAGCCGTCAAAATTTATCCATGCGTCACATACTGTAATTCCTCTAGCTGGATAAGATTCGTGACCGCCTTTTCCTTCACACCTTTGAATCATTACATGCCAACTTTTATAAGTTTTTGTTGCCGCCATTCCATGTTTTACTTTTGGCTTTCTTGTACATCCACATGATGTAGACCTACCTTCCCGCAATGATTTTCCGGCAATTGACTTTTTTTTACCACAAATACAAACGCTGTTCCAATATGTCACTGATTTTTGTGTTTTGTCATAACTTAAAACAGTCCAATTTCCGTATTTTTTACCTGATATATCAATTACATTAAAGTGCATAAGGCTCCCCAGCCAACAAAAAAGCCCTTAAAGACAGTCTCACGCTTTCGCGTGTAGGGAGACACCGCTAGTACGGTGCAGACTGCCTTTAAGGGCTTACTAGACTACTGCTCCCCAGCAATGTCTAAATTATAAGACGTCTTTATAAAAAATGCCATCTGCTTTCATATGACCTTTGCGTTTAGTAACTTCATTTGCAGCATCAAAAAAACATTGCCTCAAATCGTTACCAGTCATAAATGAAATCATGCAAAGCACAATCATGCAATCTGCCAATGCGTCACGAATTTCAGCCTTATTGTTTGATATGTGAGCATCACGCAATTCATCAACTTCTTCATATAGCTTTTTAAGCTGACCGACAATTGTTCCGTGCTGGATGATTCCAACCTTGTTGGCCCAATCGTAAACTCTGTTTTCTGTGTCTGCAAATGATGCTGTTGTTTTCATTCCATTCTTTCTTTTAGTTCATTAAGTAAATCGGCCTCTGTGAAACCGTAGTGTTTTGTAAAGCCTTTTGTGCCTAGCCCATGAATTCCTGTGTTTCCTCGGTGATGCTCAACGCACAAACCGATCACATCCATGTGGCTAGACCTTTGACCCATTCCTGTTCCATGTCGAGCATGGTGAAGTTCTACGGGGCCAGGATCATGTGGCCCGTGTAGTTTCCAGCAAACACAGCAGCCCATTTGGGCCACTGCGTTCATATGCTGTTTTTCGGCTTTTGTTGTCATAAAAAGGTGGGTCTACTCGCTGCGTCTGGTGTCTCTCTGTGGTCTCAGGCACGTTTCCCCAATAACCAGCATCCGCTTTCGGCCCGTAATCTTAGAACGGGGCATCGCCCATGTCATCAAAACCACTGCTTTGTGGCTTTTGAGCTTGTCGTGGCGCATCCTGCTTTGGCTCAAACGCTGAGATCAAGATTGACTCACCACCACGGCTGTCAACCACGCCAGCAGGATTAAACCATTTTGCCAGCA